TACAATTTTTGCGACACTGTGAGGAGCGACGGCTTCAAACGCAAAACACCGACGCAGAGGTAGAACTACGCATTCAGCACGGTCAATGTCATTATCAGTATCCGCTCAATGATGTAGAAGAAGATCCAAATAGAGACGTGATTATCCTTGGTCATGATCAAGAGGTCGATGCCTGGGAGAATAACAAATGATGACCGTTGACTCAGGCCCATCACACTACGCCGTTTATATTCCAAAGCGTGACGAAATTGTAATCCTCAAACGACTCATGTTCGGTTTTATTGTTCGCCTAGAAACAGAAGAAAAAGAATTTGACGAAATTGATACAAAGAAGTTTTTTAATAAGCACAAAGACACCGTAATACTTGGAGGCTGGTCTGAATAAATTCATTACCACCGAAGGCAGTAAGATCACTTTTAAATTCCAAGACGGTCCAATTTCAGTGAGCGGAGTGAATGGCTGTCAGATTGACGACGTGATCATGTGGTGCAAGTCTTGGATTGATCTGCATAACGAAACGCATCCTTGTGATGAAAATAGACTAGCCATGGTAAGACTCATGGAAGCACTTAGTTGGCTTAAGATGCGAAAGTTAAACCGTGAAGCCCTTGGAATTGAAGGAACTAGCACTCTAGGCTAATTTAGAAAACTCTTCAGTAATGTAATTTAGAAACATTCTCGTAGACTCGTGGATAAGTTTTCTCTTATCCCGAGGAAAAGAGTTTAGCCTTGCCTTCAAATCATCTGGAACAGGCGTTGCCCACATATCCACAATTGGCTCATGCTTTTTTGCTTCTGGAAAAACAATAAATTTCTTTGCGTCCATACCTGTAATTGAAGCACAAACTTGGTTTAATTAAAAGTTAGTTTTAATAAAACTTAATCTCAGTTCAATTAAAATTTAATTTAAACTTTCTAATGTACGACACTGTGAGCATGGAAGACACAAAGCGTGGCAGACCCACTAAGTTCAATGAAACAATTAAGGAAAAAATTCTTGAGCTCGCCGCATTAGGCAAAACCGACATACAGATTGCTGACATTATTGGTGTGTCAGAACGTACATTGAATAACTGGAAAGGCAATAAGCCTAAATTTCTTCAGTCCCTAAAGGAGTCCAAGCAAGTCGCTGATGAATTAGTAGAGGCCTCACTTTTCGCCAGGGCCGTAGGTTACAAGGAAGAGTATAAGAAACAGATAATCTCTCAAGGCGAAGTAGTCGAGTTCATGGAAGTCAACCACATGCCACCCGACACAACGGCTGCCATCTTTTGGCTTAAGAATCGACAACCTGAAAACTGGCGCGACAAGACAGAAGTAGAAGTAAATGATCTCAGAAAAAAATCAGATGAAGAACTAGAAGCGCGCCTAGCCGAATTGCGTGCAAAGCAAGAAACAAAAGAGGAATCATAACAATGCCTACTATTCATTCTAATGTGCGCATGACTGATTCCTATGACAGCGCGAGTGATGTAATTGAATCGTGAAACAAAGATCCAAGAGATTGCCATACTAGAAGAAATTGAGCGGCGTAAGAAAACGCGAAAGCTCTTTACCTATTATCCTGACAAAGGTCCTCTAAGACGTGAGCTATATAAAAAGCATATCCAATTCTTTAAAGCCGGTGCCATTCATCAAGAGAGAGCTGCAATAGCGGGTAATCGTTGTGGCAAGACAACCTTAGGTTGTTACGAGGCTACTTGTCACCTAACTGGACAATATCCTACTTGGTGGGAAGGTCGCCGTTTTAATCATCCCGTTGATTGGTGGGCGGCGGGGGATACTTCTGAAACCACACGCGATATTTTACAACTTGAATTCTTAGGTCCGATGAATGAAATAGGAACTGGCATGATACCCGGAGATTGCATAGTTGGAGATCCAACTCGTAGAAGAGGCGTGCCAGACGCGGTTGATACTTTAAGAGTTAAGCATGTAAGCGGAGGCGTGAGTAACCTGGCTTTTAAATCTTATGACCAAGGGAGAGAGAAGTTCCAGGGGACTGCAAAGCATGGTATAAATCTCGATGAAGAATGTGAATCAAAAATCTACTTCGAATGTTTAACACGCTTGATGACAACCAACGGTTTAATGATTGCGACATTTACACCTTTGATGGGAATGTCGGAAATTGTCCTTCGGTATATGCCTGAACTATCAATAGCGGAGTGAATATGTTGACCTACAAAAAGTTAAGAGAACGATTGTTATACAATTATAAAACTGGAATTTTTATCTGGAAACGAAGGAAGGTTTTTAGAATTCAAGATAAATCTTGGAATACAAAGTGGTCAGGTAAGGAGACCGGATGTATGAGGCCTAGTCGACTGGCCTGGCTGTACATTTATAAGACATGGCCGAAAAATGAAGTCGACCATATTAATTGTCTCCCATCTGACAATAGAATTGTAAATTTACGAGAAGCTACACGTTCTGAAAATGCAATAAACCGCAGACTCAATAGCAATAATAAAAGCGGCTATAAAGGTATTTGGAAAAGATCACGTCTGAATCGCTGGGAAGCGGAGATTTGCAAGAACGGCAAACGTTGTAAACTGGGAGGTTTTCCCACTCCGGAAGAAGCGTCTGAGGCATATAAAGCTGCTGCTCGCAATCTGCATGGGGAGTTCGCAAGACCGTGAGTCGCTTCTGCTTAACAATGGGCTGGAATGATGTTCCACATCTGTCCGAAGAGCAGAAAAAAGACATGCTTGCAGCTCTGCCTCCTCACCAAAGAGACGCGCGCTCTAAGGGCACTCCGCAGTTAGGCTCTGGTAGTATTTATCCACTGCCTGAATCAGAAATAGTAGTGAGCGATATAGAAATACCAGATCATTGGCCAAGAGTATTTGCTTGCGACGTCGGGTGGAACAGAACTGCCGTATTGTGGGGAGCATTAGATAGAGAATCAGACGTTTTGTATCTTTATAGTGAATATTATCGTGGTCAAGCTGAGCCTGCTATTCACGCACAGGCCATTAAAGCTCGAGGCGATTGGATCCCAGGTGTTATTGATCCAGCTGCTCGCGGGCGAGGGCAAGCAGACGGCAGACAATTACTTCAAATGTATATTGATTTAGGATTAGACATTGAAACAGCTATAAACACAGTTGAGAGTGGAATTTACGAAGTCTGGCAAAGGCTTTCATCCGGACGCTTAAAAGTTTTTAAAAGTCTCACGAACTGGACAACTGAATTTAGATTATATAGGCGCGATGAAAACGGCCGTGTTGTTAAAGAGAACGACCATTTACTCGATGCACTTAGGTACATGATCAGCTCAGGACTCGAACGCGCAAAAACAAAGCCTAAAGACAAGCCAAAGGAATTGAATCGAGAATCATCAGGCGGACAATCGACCGGTTGGATGGATTGAAGCACAAACTTGGTTTAATTACAGGTATGGACGCAAAGAAATTTGTTGATCTAAATTTAAAGCCAATTAAAATTTTCTTTAAATCAAACGCACTCCGTAATCTTAAATGTGCACACTAAAAATCAAAAAGTTACAGAGGAAGCTCCAGAAGATTCTGAGCAGCTTAAAGTAAAGGCTCGCGAAGAAATTCTTGAGACAGCTAAGAAGCGTTTTGAACTAGCCGTTGAAGCTGAAGCGTCAATTCGTAAAGACGCACTTGATGATTTAAAGTTCTCAGCTGGCGATCAATGGCCCTCTGATATTAAAAGTGCTCGTGACTCAGATCGCAGACCTTCACTCACTATCAATCGTCTTCCACAATCCATTCACCAACTCACAAACGATCAAAGACAAAATCGTCCTGCAATCAAAGTAAGTCCTGTCGATGATAGAGCTGATATTGAAACAGCCAAGATATTTCAAGGCATTATTCGTCACATTGAATACTCAAGTAACGCTGACACTGCGTATGATACGGCATTTGATTCAGCGGTGCGCGCGGGCTTTGGATATTTCAGAGTAATTACTGAATACTGTGATCCAAAATCTTTTGAACAAGAAATTCGAATTAAAAGAATTAGAAACAGATTTTCAGTTTATTTAGACCCAAGTTATCAAGAGCCCGATGGCAGTGATGCTAACTGGGGTTTTATCGTCGAGGACATTTCAAAAGAAGACTATAAAGCGCAATATCCTGAATCAGAACTTGCATCAATGGATGACTGGTCAACAACGGGTGATACAAAACCCGGTTGGTCCACAACTGAATCAGCAAGGGTTGCAGAATATTTCCACAAAGAACTTAAAGAAACAAAGCTTCTACTTTTAAATGACAAATCAGTAGTTACAAAAGATGAATTCGATGAATCGGTCGCAAGCGGCATCATTCCAGAAGGTATTGCCGTCGTATCTGAGAGAGTTTCTCATATTCCAGTTATTAAATGGTGCAAGATCAATGGCGTTGAGATCCTAGAAGAAACAGAATGGCCGAGTAAATGGATTCCAATTATTCCAGTATTGGGTGAAGAGCTTGATATTGACGGCGTTCGCACTCTCACTGGAATCGTACGTCATGCAAAAGATCCGCAGCGCATGTATAACTACTGGGCTTCAGCTGAAACTGAGACCATAGCACTTGCGCCTCGTGCTCCCTTTATCGGGGTTGAGGGGCAATTTGAAGGTCATGAAAATCAGTGGAAGACAGCTAATACTAAAAATCATGCTTTTCTAGAATATAAACCAAAGTCTATCGGTGGCCAGCCCGTAGGACCGCCTCAAAGAAACGTATACGAGCCGCCTGTGCAAGCAATTACACAAGCTCGCATGATGGCAAGTGATGATCTAAAAGCTACAACCGGAATTTATGATGCAGCTTTAGGCAATAGATCAAATGAAAATAGTGGAATTGCAATTCAACGCAGAAGTCTACAGGCTCAGACATCAAACTTTCATTTTATCGATAATCTCTCAAAATCCATTCGTCATTTAGGACGCATCTTAGTTGATCTTATTCCTCACATCTATGACACCGATCGCGCTGTAAGAATCTTAGGCGAGGACGGATCAGAAGAAATAGTTCGTATCAATGAATTGTTTGAGCGAAAAGGTAAACCTGTAAAGTATGACCTATCAACTGGAAAATATGACGTAACAATTAATACCGGTCGAAGCTTTGAAACAAAAAGGCAAGAAGCCGTTCAATCAATGCTTGATCTTACAAAAGCTTATCCACAAGTCGCACAAGTCGCAGGTGATCTCATGGTTAGAAACATGGATTGGCCAGGCGCTCAAGACATTGCAGACAGACTTAAAAAGTCTCTGCCTCCTGGATTAGCTGACGATAAAGACAAAAAACAACCCATACCGCCTGAAGTGCAAGCTCAAATGGGTCAAATGAATCAGCTCATTGAACAACTCACCGGCAAACTCAATGAAGCCCAAGACAAGCTCGATACAAAATCAGTTGAATTAGAATCTCGTGAACGCATTGAGATGGCAAAGATCCAAGCCAATATCGAAATTGAATTAGCTAAAATGGGATCTCAAGAAGCGCAAATACTTTTAAAGCAGGAAGTCGCAGAGATTCAGTCAAGACTTTCTCAACTCAACTACGACCAACCTTTTGAACACGAATCAAATTTAGAACCAGAAATGAGCGGTGCAGGCCCAGCTATGGGTCAGATGCCGCCTGATAACCAACAACCTACTGGCGGGTCCTCACCAGGTGAACTCATAGGGGAATAAACTATGGCAATTACTATCGTCTCTACTACGGAAAAAAAAGAAGTAGCTTCATCCACTGAAGGTAAAGCTGCGTCTGAAAATAAGGAAGTGGATACAAAATCCGCGTCAAGTTCAGAGCTTGATGAAACAGCTGATGCTTCGGACGCTTCAGAAGAAAATGATTCTCAGGATGAGAGTCTTGAGACCAAGGATGGCAAAGCTTCGGACGAAGACGCTGAAGAAGAAACTCAAGTTGACGGCGAGAAATTTAAAAAGAAAAACGGCTTTAAAAAACGCATCGATAAATTGAATAAGAGAATTTCTGATCGCGACCAAGAGGTCGAGTATTGGAAAAAAGAAGCTTTAAAAGGACAATCTTCTAAATCTGAATCTCCCACACATCAAGAGGTAAAAGTCGAAGGCAAGCCACTTGCTGATCACTTCGACACTCATGAAGCATATGTGGAAGCACTTACGGATTGGAAAACTGAGCAAAAACTTAATGAGCGAGAGACAAAGCAAAAGGAAACTTTGGCTAAGTCTGAGCATCAAAAAAGCGTCACTCAGTTTCAAGAAAAGGTGCAGTCCTTTAAAGATTCTCACGATGATTTCGATGACTTAATTGAAGACGTTGACGACATTCCTATGTCTATCGCCGTTGAACAACTGATTATTCAGTCTGAAAACGGGCCTGAGCTCATGTATGAACTTGCGAAAAACAGAGAAGAGTATGAGCGCATCTGTAAGCTCAGCCCTCTCGCTGCGGCTCGTGAGTTTGGAAAATTTGAGGCAAGACTTAATAAGTCTGTCTCTTCAAAAGAAAAACTGGAAATTAAAACAACTAAAGCTCCTAAGCCTCTTGCTCCGCTCGGCAGTAAAGGGTCTTCAGTCAAAAAATCATTATACGACTCAGATCTTTCACAAACTGAATACGAGCAACTAAGGACTCAGAAGCTCAATGCTCGGTAGAGCGTAAAGGAATAATACAATGGCTAATACAATTATAACACCGACCATGATTGCTAAAGAAGCACTCTTGGCGTTTAAAAACAGTCTTGGTTTTACCAAGGGTGTTAACCGTCAACATGACGATCAGTTCGCTAATAAAGGTGCAAAGATTGGTGCAAGCATCAATATAAGAAAACCTGTTCGTTTCACTGTTTCTGACGGTGCAACCCTTTCGACACAAGACGTAACTGAAGATTACACAACGCTGACTTTAGATTCACAAAAACACGTTGGTTTTAGCTTCACATCAAAAGACCTCACATTGTCTATTGATGAATTTAGCAAACGCTACATTCAGCCCGCTGCTGTCGCATTAGCTAATAAAGTAGACGTTGACGGTCTTACGCTTGCTGCTAAGAATGTTAATCAAGCAGTAGGCGTTGCTGGAACTACACCCTCAGCGATTCTTACCTACTTAGAAGCTCAACAAAAATTAAACGAAGCCGGTTGTCCTCAAGATAACCAACGCTCTGTTTTAATTAATCCTGCCGCTTCAACCAAGATTGTTGATGCTCTTAAAGGACTTTTCCAATCTTCAGA